CAAATCTGTAAAGACGATGACGCATGGTATTTAAGCTGTGAACTTAATCAACATAAAGCGCAGGATTTATTTGCATGGCTTGAAAAAAAGCTATCCGAATCAAAATATACCTGTGATGTGTGCTATGAGTTTAAAATGCCAAATGATTATTATGGACAGATAAAATGCAGCATATGCTCTACTCTTATTATACGACCTGAAAATCAAGATTCTCAATAACTTCAATGCTATACTATTAAGGCGTAAGTCTCCTTACTTAACGCAAGGCTATGCCGGTGCCAGGCTTAAAACGTCGAAATCCGGCAACACTTTGCGATTCGCGAATCAAGAACAAGGTATATGTCGATTTTTATGTAGTTTTTAAACGTATTAAAGCGTTATATTGATTGGATAAATAGTGAAGTTGCTAAATTGGACTTGTTGTCTTAAAAAATAGATTAGGGTCTATTTATTGCAAGAAGAGTATAACACGACAGGATGTCGAAGCAATGAAAACTTTCTCTAAAAACCAGGAAGGCTTAGAGCAGATTGCCTACCTTCAATGGTTACAACTTCAATACCCTTTTGTTTATCGCTGTACTTTTCACATAGCTAACGAGCGCAAAACCTCTCCACAATATGGAAGATATCTTAAAATGCTTGGCGTGAAAGCTGGTGTTTCAGATCTCTTTATTGCTTATCCTTCCGGTGAATATCACGGCATGTTTATCGAAATGAAATCCAGAACAGGAAAGCCTTCCCCAATACAAATTGAGTTTCTCGATTTAATGCGAACTCAGGGCTACTACTCCACAATTTGCCATGGAGCAGATGAAGCAATAGCCGTTACGAAGAATTATTTAGAATAAGTGGAATCTAGAGCCTTTATTTCTCCAATAATCGCTTCTAATTTTTCTTTGCAATGCCACAGAACCGTGAATGGTTCTCCAATTGAAGCATCACAAGCCCCTTCAAGGTAAATTGTTATTAATTCAATTTCTTTTAATATAGCGTCAATAATCATTATCAATCCTCTTTCTTAGGTAACATTATAATTTTCTTAAATCGTATAGCTTGCTCAATAGTCAAGTCTTCAATCTTATCAACATCGAAATAACGCAATGCCTTTGCTTTTCTATCGGAGGCAAAATCCGTTAAAGTGATTAAGTTTTCAATCTCCGAGATTAACTCAATCGTTATTGGATCTTGATTAGCCGAATCATCAATGACAATTTCTTGTTCTCTAGATTCATCCATTTTTTTGCCGATAGCGTTTTCAGTTGCTTTTTTCTTAGCAGGTTTATCCGCTTTGCTATCCATCGTTTGACCAACTGATTGATTATCTTCAACTACAGCTCCTTCGATAGTCTTAGAGTTCAGTATGTCATTGCTATTTTTTTCTAGCAAATTATTTAAGCGCTGGGAGGCTTTAGGTTTTAAAGGGCTATTTACTATTTCACCTTCGATATAGTCTTGGACCTCTTCAGCCATTTGAATGCCCATTACCGCATCAGCAAATTTATCGCGGATAGCAAAGCCTCTCGCTCTTAATTGCATCATGCGGTTAGGGTATTGCGTCCAGGGTCCAGGCTTTCCCAGTAAGTTAGCTTTTTTAGCATCATCAAGACTAAATTCTACGGGGTGTTCATCATGGCCTTTTCGTTTAATCACACAAAGTGCTGCATAAACTTTGCCATTACTATCTGATAATAACTGCTCTTTCACGTATTCAAGCTGATTATGCGAGAGTATCAAAGCCATTAAAGCATCGCCCCATACGCAAGGACGCCCGTTTATTACTGCAATATTTTGTAAGGATTGCTCAACAGAAAACCCCAATTGATAGCCCATTGCCATGGCAATAAAAGCATTGTCTGGCTTGTTGCGATAATCCTTTGGCACGAGCTCAGACTTGGCAAAGGTTTCTGCTATTTTTCGATAATGGTCATAAAGCTGTGGGGAAAATAAACTATCATCGAGTTTATTGATTTGCTTGGCTTGAATAGTTGCAAGCTCTAATCTTGCTTGTAAAAGTTCATTTTCTTTCTGAATGATTGCGATATCGTTACTCATTGTCGATTACTCCAAATTTTGTAAAATTAGGGGCTTTTAATTCCCTCACACCATAACTAGGCCATTTATTCGTTGCTTTGCATTCTGCTAATAAATTCAAATGATACCTAAATTCTTGATACCCAAGCTTAATAAATTCAGGAGTCATGAGGTCAATGGCTACGGAATAGGGTTCTTCCTTTTCACAGCCAAGGAATAAGAAATCGTTCATTTCATAGCCAAACACCTCTTTAAAAGCAATTTGAATCATAGCCGCTTGAATATGATAGCCATAGTGATAGGCAGACATTGAAAAGGAATGCTTAGATAAATCTTTGGTTGATTTTAAATCGACGACCATGTGCGAAAACCAAATATCTGGACGAGTTTTGCACATCAGACCTGTTTCTTTATCTTCCCAGAAAAAAGAATGTTCGATACAGCCGCCGATTAGTTTCTCGGCGTCAGGAAAGGCTCTAATAGCTAATCGCATAGCAATTAACTTTTGTGATTGTTCGTCGGATAGAGGCGTTTTCCCAGGATTCTCAGCTATGAGTTTTTCTTTTAATGCTTTACCTGCTTTCGTGCTTAAATTTAAATTAGGAAGTAAAAAATATTCTTGATCAAATTTAATAGGCTCTAAAACAAAAGTATGAAGTGCCGAACCAAATATTAATGCTTCCTGGGATGCTGGTTTTATATAATTCGGATTAATGTATTCATACCAATAATGTTTTGGTGTCTTTCGGATCTTCATTAAATGCGAACGGGAAATCGCAGGGTCTGAGTGATAATCATCATTTGATAAATCCTCATAATGACCCGGTTTGATCGTTTCTTTCATTATCTCTACTCCTTACTTGGTTTGGGTTTTTTAATAATTATAACTCAAAATACTTTTAGTGCAAAGGTATTTTAGTTATACTAGTTTTATCAATACTAAAACAAGGACTAAAAATGATTACCGTTGAGCTAGATTTAAAAAACATACCTACCGATGTATTGCTTGAAGAGCTTTGCCATAGAATGCAGAATTCATTTGAATTAAGGCAGGAAAAATGGAACGACTTTATATTTAATGGCGAAAGTTATGCTTTAAAGATAATTAATCTTAACGAAGCCAACAGAAAGGAATAAGCATGACATTAAAAGACGCTTTAACTTATTTCGGGTCCCCGATAAAGCTTTGTATTGTTCTGGGAGCATCGCATCAAAGCCTTTATTATTGGCGAAAAAGAGGAGCTCTACCGGAACTACAACAATACAAACTCCAAGTTTTTACAGAGGGCAAATTAAAGATTGACAAACGGTTTGAGATTAAAAAAGACGTATTAGATTATACTTTTTACACGACCACAAGGAAGCGAAAAAAATGCGAGAAAAATCAATAATAATAATGATTATTTTAACCTTGTTGATCAATTCTAGCTTTATAATAGCTGCGTTTTATCATATCAATTCGCTCTATGATTACATTGTTAGAATTATTCAATTAAACGAGATTATGATTACCAAGATAGAGAGGAAATAAGATGAGGTTTTCCCAGAAATGTACTTGCTGCACATCGATTGTTGAAACGAAGAAATCGACAAAAATAGATGATGTTCGCTGCGAATCTTGTTTATTAAAGACAATTAATTTTTTTGAGAAATGGCAACTAAAAGCGATGCAAGAAATTTTTGTTTTAACGACCGAGGTTAATAAAATTAAAGCAATATTATCTGGAGGAGTAAAATAAAATGGGACCAACAAAAGAAATTTTAATAGACGAAGGAGACTTGGTTTATTACTTCAAGAATCTTCGATTAATGACCGGCGAAGTCTCGCAGGTTTATCCAAGAGCGGTCTTTGTTAATCATGAGATGATTCCTATAGAGTTTGTTTATTTAAAGCGTACTCAAGCCATTGAGTCGATTATAGAGGCGGCCCAAGAATTAGCTTTGACTATGTATGTATCGCCTTTGATGGACCCTAAGATAACAAACAAAGAGGAAGAAGAATGAATGCTATTGAATCCTATTGGTTTTGGTTAAGGAATGTGCTGTTTAAGGAGTTTAGTTATTATTTTTCGAGTATCGATTGGTTGAACGGTAGGGATTTTTTGCTGGCTTTGCTGATTAAATCAAGAAATATCTTGGGACGGAACGTCTAAAAACTTTTGATATCGATTGATTAGAAGCGTAGTATTATGGTTGATTAAAAACGTTTGGGCTTCCTGCCCAAACTTGGTGTTGAACAAGTTTGCAGCTTAATTCAACAATTGTTTCTTCTAAAAAACAGGATAATTATACCATGAATCACCAGTTTAATGTAAAGCTTGCCGTCGATTTTTCTGTAAATATCGCACTTTTTCTTGACCACCTCAAATTCTGGACATTCCGAAATTTAGCTAACAAAACTAATATCCATGATGGCTTATGCTGGGCATACGACACAATTGATGCAATGGCGGATATTTTTCCTTATTGGAGTAAAAGCCAAAGAGAAACGGTAATCAAGTCTGCTTTAGATGCTGAATTAATAGTCAAAGGGAATTTTAATAAAACAAGATTCGATCGCACTGTTTGGTATGCATTAACACCCAATGCTTATGCTTATTTTGATGAATTATTGAACGACAAATACCTTACAACCCTTTATCTGTCCATTTCCGAAAAATCGGAAATGGATTTCCTAGAATTCAGAAATGGATTTCCGAAAAATCGGATAACTATACCAGATACAGATCCAGATACAGATCCAGATATACTAAAACCCCCTATAATCCCCCTAAAAAATGAAAAGCAAGAATTTGGTTTGAATGAGATGCTAGAGGAAAATCCGCACGCGATTGAAAAATCACTTATTGAAGACTGGTTAATTATTAGAAAAAGAAAAAGAGCCGCCGTAACCAAGAATGGTTGGTCTTTATTACAAAAAACTATGGAAAAAGTAAAAAAATCTTTTGGAATTACAGCTTTGGAGCAATTCGAGAGGATGGTCAGTAGTGGGTGGACTTCGATTCAATATGAATATTTCGATAAAAGACCAATCTCTGTCAATAAAGGTCTGTCGTATGATGATGTTATGGGGGCATAGAAATGGAAACTATCAACGATATTTTGGAAAAGATGAATGTTTCTTCCTTAGGCGTGATAAAGGAGGATAAAAAAGAATCAGCCAATCTTGACCCACATGTAACAGAGATTATTAATAAACTATTTGGGATGTTTTGGGCGACTTGTCCAGGCTTTGAAAAACAATTTTCTGATCCCAAAAAATTAAATATGGCTAAAACTCAGTGGATATTGGCCTTCCAAGATAAAAATTTTAATAGTTTGGAGAAAATTAAGCACGGAATAAAGAAATGCAGATTTGAGAAATTAGTTTACATCCCGATGATAGGGCAATTTATAGAATGGTGTTCTCCATCTTTCGAAGATTTAGGATTAATGCCCAAAGAAAAGGCTATAAAATGCGCTTATTCAATCCTCAGGGGCAGCGAACCCGCTAATCTAAGTGAGAACCAGTCCCTAATTTTAAAGCATTCCATTCAAGAAACAGGCTCTTTCTTTATGAAAAACAACATAGCCTCAACCGTCGAACCCGTTTTTTACAGAAACTATGAAATTGCCATACGCGATTTTATGGCTGGAAATTTAAAGCCGATAGCAAAAGCTATAGAGGATAAAGTAGAGAAAAATAGTATTGACCCACAATTCGCTGAATTTAATTGCCGAGAAAAGAGCATAGGCAAGCTTAGGGATATCTTAAGATAACAGCCTATAGGGTGGGCAGGGGGAAGATTAAAACGCCCTAAAATCAAAATTAGAGCGTTTTAGAGGGTATATTTGGGCTAATGCACAACCACGGCTTTATTATAAATCGAGTTTAGATGCTCTTTAATATTGCCCCCAATAATTTGGGCCACTTCGTCGGGGGTTATTTTACCGAGTGCAACTTGCATTGTATTATCAATAAGAAAACCAAACGTTTCATAAACGAGGCCGATTAAAAGACTTCCCATAAAAAGCGCATGAGTATTGAGCTCTTTCTCCATTTGTTCTTGCAAAATTGCATCAATATTTCGTTTGATATAATTCGCGTGTTTTTTGCTTTGATTTGTGATTTCTTTTTTATTTAAAGTTAATTTCTTTGTTGTCATGAAACATCCTTATTGTAGTTTGAATTAAGTTGCGATTCTTGGGGCTTATAAAATTCTGAAAAAATCTCTATAGATTGATATCGTCCAATTGCGTTTAATAAATCTTTTGCTGATTCAATACCCGCATCAATTAATCCGTGCAAATAATCGATATCGGATGTGGCAAATATTCGCGGTAATTCAAAGCGTTTATTTAATATTTTAATTAATCTGTCATCCTCGATAAAATTATCAAAAATTATTGTCGGTTTCCAGCCTATTCTTGTTTGCATTTGAGTCTCCTTAGTTTTTAAGCAATTAAATTATAACTAAAAATGTTATTAGCGCAAAGTTTTTTTATATATTTCGTGTTTTTTGTTGAAAATAGTATACTAATTTAAAATAGTGTTGTAGAATGGCTTTAGAAATTAACGAGGAGACGAAAATGTATTATCTAAAAGCTTATTATAGATTGTTAAAGTTTGGCCCAATTAATAATGCCACTTTCATTTACACGGCTAAATTAATCGCAAAAGGAAAATGTCGACTTCATTGGCTGTACGATAAAAGCAAAGAAAACTAATAATCAGGGGCGAAAGCCCCGCTATTGAAGGAACTTCTCATGAACTATAAAAAGGTCTTTGTTAAATTAAATAATTACCTTAAAGAGGAGCTAAAATTTTCTGAAAGCGAATACCAACAAGCGCTGGAGGTTGCGCCGGGATCTTATGGTTGCGGGCACGATAAGGGATATCTTGAGGCATTAATCGATATTCAAATACTACTTAATGATTTCACCGAATCCGAAAAGGATTAAAACACTTGCAAAGCGCAAAACAATAAGATTAATATAAATCTAGCCCGTTCCTTAAACCGATTAGTTAGGGGCTTATAGCGCCCTCAAAGGGGTTTGTTGACTGCTTTCAGCAACCCTGGGCACCTAATCAATATGTCAGGATGATATATGCTTTGTGATTTTTGCGGTGGAACTGGATCTATTTTAGGCTTTGGAGCGATGAGGATTACTTGTCCTCAATGCAATGGAGACAGAATTGTTGCTGATAAAATTAGCGATGAGCTTTTGCCTGTTGAACCTGATTCTCGCGACAATCTCTTAAGAAAACGTGGCCTACAGGGTGATAAAAAACATGGCCGCTAAGAAAGCGAACTTATCTCCCAAACCCCTTGGTAGACCTTCCGATTATTGCGACAAAGTGGCTGCTGAAGTATGCCATATGATTTCTATTTCAAATAAGGGTCTGCAAAAGATTTGCAATGAAAACCCACACCTTCCAGGTGCTTCAACTATATACCATTGGTTAACAAAATATCCTATTTTTCAAGAGCAATATGCGCAAGCAAAACGCCGACAGATTGAGGTTTTTATCGATGATATTGCAGATCTCGCTAATACGGATCATGTCTATTTAGACGAGCAAGGTATTGAACGTTATGATTACGGTATTTTACGCATTAAAATTGATTCTAGAAAATGGCTTGCCTCTAAACTTGTCCCTAAGGTTTATGGCGAACGACAAATCACAGAATCAACAGTAACCATAAAACATGAAGACGCACTAGGGGAGCTAGAATAAATGCCGGTCGGATTAGTGCCTCTAGAGGAAGAAATCACCAGTACAATGCGAGCACTTATTTATAACATGATTCGTGTCGAGGTCCAGAAGCAGGTATCACTCTTAACCAATGAAATTGGCAATTCCCAAAGCAAATTCTACGATATCATTAAACAAAAAATAGATTACGAACTGCAAAAGATTGAACAATACTGTATAGACGAAAAATTAGAGCCAAATTTTAAGAGTCTAACCGATATTTAGGGGATTCAATGTTTAAAGGATTTAAACGCTTCCTACAGCAAGAGATTGCTGCCCAATTATCAAACCATGAGCTTAACATCTATCAAGCCACCAACGCTTGTCGTCAAGAAATAGCAAAAACTAAACTCGATGTCATTACCGAACTTAAACAAGCCGCTGATAGACATTGGCAAATGCAAGAAATGGTCGCTCAATTACAAACAAAACTAACAGATTTAACAAGGCGTCAGGATGACACCGAGAGAACTTGCGATACGCCAGCGGCTTAAAGATGACTTTAGCCACTATGCGTTGAAATGTTTAAAAATACGCACCAAATCGGGGAAAGTTGAACCTTTTGTGTTAAATAAAGCACAAAAGTTCATCCACGCCCAACTGAGCAAGCAAAAGGAAAGCACACGGAGAGTACGTGCGATATGCTTAAAAGGGAGACAGCAAGGATGCTCTACTCTAATCGCCGGGCGTTACTATCATATAGTGACGCACCACAAAGGCTTTCAAGCGTTTATTCTTACCCATGCGCTCGATGCAACACAAAACCTTTATAAAATGGCGCAGCGTTATTATGAAAACACACCTATATTGGTTAGGCCGGAAGTTTCTACATCGAATGCTAAAGAGCTTGTCTTTGGCGCGCTGGATTCAGGATATAAGCTCGGTACAGCAGAAAACAAAGCGGTCGGGCGTTCTTCAACAATCCAGTTATTGCACGGTTCAGAAGTTGCTTTCTGGGCCAATGCTGCCGAGCATGCAAAAGGCGTGATGCAAGCTGTACCTAATGAGCCGGGAACCGAAATCATTCTCGAATCAACTGCCAATGGCATGGGGAATTACTTCCACCAGCAATGGCAGCTAGCAGAGTCTCTGCAATCAGAATTCACTCCTATTTTCGTACCCTGGTTTTGGCAAGACGAATACAAGCGCCCGATTGATGAACGTTTCCAAGAGACAGACGACACAATCGAAATAAGAGAAATTTATAAACTATCTGATGAGCAATTGTATTGGCGTCAAAACAAAATAGCCGAGCTCTCTATCTCGGGAATCGATGGCGCTAAAGCATTTAAACAAGAATATCCGAACAATAGTACCGAGGCTTTCCAAATCACAGGTGAGGATTCATTCATCGAGGCCGAGCTTGTAATGAAGTGCCGCAAAAGCATAGCAGAGGCTTACGGACCTTTATATATAGGCGTTGACCCAGCCCGGTTCGGAAGCGATAGAACATCCATAATTAGACGTCAAGGCCGCAAATCCTTTGACATTGAATCGTATGTTAAAAAGGACGTGATGGAAGTAGTCGGCCTTGTCGTTCAGATAATACAGAAAGAGAAGCCAGTAAAGGTTTTTATTGATGCAGGCGGTCTAGGGGCTGGCGTTATCGACCGCCTCCATGAGCTTGGCTATAAGCATTTAATCGTGCCTGTGAACTTTGGTGGTAAGCCCTATAATAACAAAGTCTATGCCAATAAACGCGCTGAAATGTGGGGAGAATTAAAAGAATGGCTGTCGCAAGACCCATGTCAAATACCCGATTCAGACTCTTTGCATGCCGATTTATGTAACATTAAATATCGAATCAATAGCAACAGCCAACTCTTAATGGAAGCCAAAGAAGATATGAAAAAAAGAGGCATACGCTCAAGTGATGAAGGCGACGCCCTAGCCCTAACATTTGCATATCCTGAACAACTGGCCGCAAAAGATAGTCAAAAGGACAATTTAAGTGCTAAAATAATGGGAGTGCAAAACGCGCTCTTGGACGCTAAGGATAGCATCTATAATGGCTCAATTTATTGAACAAACGGATTTATTGGCGACATTAAAAGACAATGTCTCTAAGTCTTATATCTATTTCAAAGAAAATGCTAAGCGTTTTCATGATTATAGAAAATACCTTTATAAATCTACGGTTAGCGAACAGCAAAAAGCGCTCCTTCAAAAGCAGAATAAACCTTATGTTGAATTCAATATCCTTGAAGCGTCAGTATCCAGGCTGCTCGGTGAGTTCGCAAAGCAAGAGCCCTCTATTGAGGTCACGCCGTCTGAAGGAAACCCCGTTGGCCACGATGTTATAAGCTTAGTCGAAGGGCACATTAGGCACATTTTCTACGAAGCGAACCGCGATAATTTCTCCTACACTCTCTATAAAGACACGCTTACGGGAGGATTTTCCGTAGCCAAAGTGTACACCGACTATTCAAGCGAGATGGGATTCAATCAAAACATTTATATCAAACGAGTTTTTGACCCCTGTCTAACAGGCTTTGATCCGATGGCCAGACAAATCCATAAAGGAGATGGACAGTACAGTTTTGAAATATTCCCAATGACTGTGCCGGATTTTCAGAGAGAATTCCCAAAGGTTGATGTTTCTAAAGTGTCCTACACTCGCGACATTGAATCCTTTAGTTGGGCTTATAAAGATAACAAAGACCAAAAATTAATCATGGTCTGCGAGTATTATGAAAAGATAAAGAAACGCACCCGAATATTTAAACTAGCTAACGGCAAGAGCATTACAGAGCGAAACTATAAAAAACTTGAAGCCTATTGGGAACAAGAGCAACCCTTAGACCAAATGCCTATCGTTGTTTCTAAGCGCTGGACTATGCTGCAAACAATCGTCTGTCATACTTTCATGGACAGCGAAGTTATAAAGACAGAGGACACAGATTACGCCTACTTGCCTCACGTATTCTTCGATGGCAATTCAGAAATATTATCATTGGATAATTCTAATACAACTTACCAGATGACGCGCCCCTACGTCTATAATGCTAAAGGGGTACAAGACCTTAAAAACTATGCGGGTCAGTCATTGGCGAACTACCTAGAAAACATGGTCCAGCATAAATTTATCGTGATGAAAGAGGCATTGCCACAGGAAGAGGACTATCACAAAGCGTTAAAATACATTCAGCAAGCTTCAACGATTGTAGTTAACGCCTACTCAGAAAACAACCCAGAAAAACCTATACCCACCCCCATTCGCGAAGTACAAAATATTCCAGCGCCCCCTGAAATCATGAACGCCTTTACAGCGGCAGAGGCGACTTCTCAAACCATTCTAGGCTCTTATGCCTCCAACTTAGGAAAAAATGACAATGACTTATCTGGCAAAGCTGTTATCGAATCTGCGAGCGTGGGTAATGCTGCCTCTATGCCTTACGTTGTTTCTTATTTACAGTCCCTGGCTCATGTTGCAAATATCATTGTTGATTTAATGCCCAAGTATCTCATGGGGGCGAGAGAATTGCCCGTTGTGAGCTTGCAAGGCGAAAAGATACGACAAAAAATTAACCAAGAAGGCGCGCCGTACTTAGACTTCGAAGAGAAAGCAATACATGTCAACATCGAAGCAGGCGTGAACTTCCAGGTTCAAAAGAATCAAGCCTTAACCCAAATGATTGCACTTATGGGCGTCTCTCAAGAGTTTAATTCGTTTATGAACTCACCTGTTGGCCTGCCGATATTGATTAAAAACTTAACCATTCATGGCGCAGACGAGCTGGAGGAAGCCATTCCCAAGTGGCAGCAGATGCAACAGCAACAGCAAGCCCAACAAATGGAACAAGCGCAAAAAATGCAACAAATGAATCCGCAAATGATTCGAGCCCAAAATGAGGTGCAAAAAACTCAGATGGAAGCACAACAAAATCAAATCGAGAATCAGTTTGAGATTGCGAAATTAGCCATTGAAGAGAAGCTTGCCGACGCTGAAATATTAACCGCGGAATCTAAAGTAACTAGCGAACAAATAGATGCAGCCGTGCGCATGGAAGAGGCGCACACAAGTCAAGCCAACCATGCGCTCGATACAGCCGCGAAACTTGCTGAAATACAAGACCGTGAACATGCCAGGGAAATGGATCATCACGGCTCGATTAGAGAATCCGTAAAGTTACACCACGAAATAACGAAGCCACGAAAGGATAAAAAAGAATGAATTTTGAGGTTGTAACACTCGATAATTGGAAGCCGCCTTATAGGCCCAAACAATTTATGCCGAAATCCAATTGGCGAAAATTTGTTGTTGAGGATTACAATCCAGGACGCCCTGGTTTAGATGACTTACGAAAGATTCGACTCTATCTCAAAAAAGGCGCATCGCGCACAGACATTATGCAAGCATTTAATATTAAACGCACGGTCTTAGCACACATCATTTGCGATTTATATTGCCCCGTTGATGGGTGCATCGAATCACCTAACGAGCGTCGAAGACGTCTAGCCCGAATAAAAGCGCATTTGGACAAGAAAAAACAAAAACCAAAAGTTTGTAAAGAGCTTGATTGCTCAAAGAAAATACACAGCAAAGGATTGTGTCAAATGCATTATACAAGAGTTAGAACCCTTCAATTAAATCGAGGAAAAATACAAAATAACAATGAACCTGTTTGTATTGATTTGAACTGTGGGAAGCCTATACATGCCAAAGGGCTTTGCAAGGCGCATTACAACCGAATGTACAAGCACGTCATTATCGCGCTAGCTACGTCATGAAAGAACTTAATTTTGATAACTTGCAGTTTGGTAATCGGGAAAGGAATTTTAGACGAAACTTGGATGAAACCCTGTTTATGCGACGCTATTTCGGGGAATGCTTAGGCAGAAATGAAGGCGACACCAATTACAATGCCCACAAATTAGCCATAGAAAAGCCAGAATACAATACTTTATCCGTAGGGAAATATTATGACGAAGACGCCTAAGTACAAAATGAAACTATCCGATTTAGAAAGCCCAGGGGGTATTGCCAAGCTTGAACGTGACGGATTTAATAGAGAATCAATTCACCGGCAAATGTATCAAATAACCGAAGGGGCCACGACTACCGAGCGCACAAAAATTATGTCTGAACTCTACGATCGCAGGAAATCATAGCAAGGAAGATAGAATGGCAAATCGTGATAAAAAGAATGCACAGCCATTGAACCATAAATCGCGGAATCACGGGGAATATTTATACTCAAAGAATACTAAGGCAAAACGCACCAGGTCTTATCTTTGGGGGATATCGACCAAAAACAAAAAGGAATTTGAAGCATGTTTGGAGACCATCTAGGACAGCATCTAGTTAAAGCAATTGAGGGCTATTTGATTTCACATGAGCCAGAAATACAACGCTTTCTCTTGATTGAGTTGGCAGCATTTAGTAAAAAAATTATTGAGTTTATAGACGAGTCAATTAATAAACCATCAGAGGATGAAAAACATGGCTGAAAAATGGATAGGAAAAGCAGTGAGCAAGCATCCTGGAAAGCTTCATCGGGAATTGAACGTTAAAGAGGGTGAAAAAATACCTGCCAAGAAGCTTGCTCGCGCAGAGCATAGCAAAAACTCTACGATTAAAAAAGAGGCAGTCTTGGCAGAAACGTTGCGTAAAATGCCTAAGAGGTGAAATCATGGCGACTTATGATAAATTGGTACGAACTGGAAAAGCGAAGTTTGACAAACTAGAACGGAAAGGTAATGCTAAAGTAGACAAGTTGGAGCGCAAAGGTGATTTTAAAATAGATAAGCTTGAGCGCACAGGCAAAGCTAAATTTAATAAACTTGAGAGGAAATAATCATGGCTATGAAAGATAAACCTGCTAAAAATTTAGGTCGCAATGAACACGGTTTTAAACCGATGCAAAAGAAAGAAAAAGGCATAGAAGCGGGTGTTGAGCGTGCCGAACGTAAAAAAGGTAAAATGAAGAAGGATTGTAGATAATGATTAATTTTTCCTTGGGGCTTTATGGCTTTGATGAAGAAATTAAAGCTCCTTATCATTGTCGTTATGATTTATCTAAAGAAGATTTGAATAGTCTAACGCCTGAGAGGTTGGCTTATATTTTAGAGCCCATGAAAAGGGAAATAGAGCATCTTAATCATAAAGATAGAGAAAAGTTGGGGGTTAATAATGACTATAGAATGTGAAAAAGCGCTGCTAGGCGCTTTACTACTTAATAGTGAACTGTTCAATTCGGCACTCCCGGAATATTTAACTGCAGATTGCTTTAAAGAAAAACATCATCAAATTATTTTTGAATTGATGGATAATGCAATGGTTGATTATTCGGCTTTTGATATACCCATTCTGCTTTCATTAATAAACAAAGAACAAGAATTGGAAATTAGAAAAAGTTCTACCTGGGCAAGTAGTGTTGAAGAGTATTTATTAACTTTGGCAAATGAAAACCCAGGCCAAAGGAACGCCAATCTTTATGCTCTTATCATTTGTCAAAACTTTAAATCAAGAAAGCCATCTACAAAAATCGCTAAAATATATGGAGATTCACATGCCACTTCATAAAGGAGCCAAACCAGGTTCTAAAAAATTTGGTGAGAACATAGCGACAGAAATAAAATCAGGAAAGGCAAGGAAGCAAGCAATAGCAATTGCTTATTCCGAAAGCGGCGAAAAGAAATCTAAAACTAAAAGGATGAAATAAAATGACTAAGCACGAAGAAAAAATGAAAGACGGCAAGAAAGCCGCGCATCATGATATGCACAAGCATCACACTGAAATGCATAAAATGCACGAAAAGGAAATGAAACATCATGAGAAAGAAATGAAAAAGCATGAAATGAAAAAGCGATAATCTAACAAAATTTTGACCCTAGACCATAATTTGCTAAAATAGCACTATTACGGAGCTAACCGAAAAAACTAGCAGTGTCGTGCAACTTTAAAGCATGTATTACGGTGACGCGATTACATAGTCAGATAAAAAGGATTTTAAATGACAAATGGAGACGAATTAGTAAGCCCAAATCAGGATGATTTAAGCATTACAAACGACGCCGATTTAAGCTCGATTGATGATGAAAAACAGAAGCCGCAATTTAATCAAATTCAGGTTTCAGACGTCGTCAAACGAGAACGTGAAAAGGCATATGAAAAAGGACGAAAGGACGCGCTTATGCAAATGCAGCAAGAATCTGCACCTCAACCGTTGCAACAACAGCAACAACCTCAAGCTCAGGGTAATGGACTTGGAGGAATGCCACAAGCACCTCAACAAGCACAGATGACCCCTGAACAAGTGCAGCAAATGATTGCAGAGCAAGCACCCCAAGCCCTTAATGCCCAAATTCAACAATACAAAGCAGACCAGCTAGTAAACACCTTCGTTCAGAAGATGCAAGCGGCCGAGCAAAAGTACCCTGGTTTGGAAGCAGAACTTAATCAACTTAATTATTCAGATCCTAGAATGCATGCGTTTATAGAATTGGCTAATGCCCAAGAGAACACTGGCGACATTATGAAGGAGGTTGTAGATAATCCCCATAAGTTAGACCAGCTATTAAACTTAAGCATTAACCAGCCCTATGCAGCTCGCAAAGCCCTAGGTTCTTTATCACAATCAATTAAGCAGAACGAGGACGCTAAGCTTAACGAAATTCAAGCGCGTGATCCCATGAGTCAATTAAAACCTTCATCATCAGCCGGAATAGAGACCGGGACTGCTACGATGTCGGTTAATGACTTTAGAAAGATGCTAAAGCAGAAAAAATAAAGTCTTGGTTTAATTGACGGTAGTAGACCGGTTTCTCAACAAAATGGATTTTGGAGAAACAAATGCCTACACCAGTGAATATTTTACAGAACGTGCAAACTTACCAAAAGGCCGAGTTAGCATGGTTACTAAACGAGTTTGTTGGTATTAACATTACTAACAAAAAGTTCCGTAATTTCAACGATCTAGTCGCAAATTTGGGCGATACGGTCACTTTTGATACAACTCCACGGTATATTTCTTACCCTGGTTTGGTAATTACTGAACAGCCATCCGTTCAGCGTTTACAGTCTTTGATTTGCTCTCAAGCGGCCAACGTTTCAGCGGCATACACTGACCAGCAATTCATATTTAACGTCCGTGAATATATGGAGCGTTTTGGTATGGCTGCCATGAAAGAATTGGGAACCCTGATAGAACAGGATATTCTTAAGAATTTCGTGTCAGGCGTTATTATCAATGATCCACAAAACCCAAACTTTGGCTCGCCTCAGGTCAATAGCGGACCGTTTAGATTCTTTGGTAACGGCAACACGCCAATCAACTCTTATACCCAGCTAGCCCAAGCTGTTGCTAACTTCGAAGCGTTTGGTGCGGCCCGAAATGATATGTGTGCGATTCTGCCAGTAGACAGGATTCCTGCCATTATCGGTACAGGTCTTAACCAATTCGCTATCAATCGTAACAACGAAGATGCGGAGTACTGGGAGTTAGGACGCTTTGCTAATACTGAATGGTACACATCTAACTTGCTTCCTTTGCACGTATCAGGAACGATTGCGAATGCGGCCCCCCCTAACAACGTGATGACAGTAGTTTCTACGAATGATCCCACAGGTAATAACATTACCCAGATTACATTCACTGAACCTACAGGCGGCACGGATGCGAATGCTATCAAAGCGGGCGATTTGTTCCAGTTCAATGATGGTGTCAGTACGTTTGCTAACATGCGTTTCTTGACCTTTATTGGACACGTGGTTAGTTCACAGCCTGTTCAATTTAGGGCAATTGCTAATGCGGCTACTGTAGCAGGCACGGTAACAGTAACAATCCAAACCATTAATGGTGTAGGGTTGGTTTCTAGTTCTTTGTCTCAGAACCAGAACTTAAACCAAGCAATCCAAGCTGGAATGACTGTAACGCCTGTGCCTTCGCATCTAGCGGGTATCTTGATGTCTGGGAACCAATACTACTTAGCAATGCCAACATTGCCTGATGAGTCACCTTTCACCACGGTAAATATGCGTGATGAAGACTCAGGTGCTGCAATTCGACATTACTTTGGTAGCCAATTCGGTCTAAACAACAGAGCTTATGTCAGGGATTCTATCTGGGGTTCAACGCTTGTCGCTGAAAACTGTATGAGATTGATATTCCCTCTCTAAGCTAGAAAGCCCGTGTAAGCGGGCTTTAGATTAACTGAATTTTAAAAGGAATTAAAATGAACATCCCACAAACGTTTAAACAATACGGACAAGTGCCATTTTATTACACGAATGGTTTTTTATTGTCTAATGATGGCACAACACCTAATTCAATCTTAGATATCGGTGCAGGTACTATGCTTGATAGTACCCAGACTTTTCAGATTGAATTGTTAACTGCTACTACGGTATCTAATGCTTTTGTAGGCGCAGGCGGTCTTGATACAGGCACTGTTGCGGCATCTACTGTGTATGCCGTCTATATCGTTGCTGATGCGACAGGTGCTAATTTGCCCGTTGGTATGATTTCCAAGGCATTAACCGGACCTATTATGCCTACAGGTTATAATATTTACGGTTTGATTGGTTATGTAATTACCGATTCAAGTTCGCATTTCTTAAAAGGGTATTGGAAAGATGCAAACTCAAGTTTGCGTTTATTCCTTTATGATGCGCCTATCGCTACTGCAGTCACTGCAGGCCATGCGACGTCTTACACTAACGTTGACTTAACCAAGTTTGTACCATTAATTAACAATTTGGTTGTGTTGGTTAATACTGCCTATACCCCTGCTACTGCCGGGAACACGCTTAAAATGCAACCTGGTAATGCAACAGGGGATGCAATCACAGTAACAGGTCAGGTTGCAACTGTCGCCGTGACTACGCAATATCCGGTATTAGCTCAAACTGTGGCAATTAGTACGGTTAATTCACCGACTATTAACTACAAAGAGGCGAATGCTTCCGACGCTGTTGCAATTAACGTTGCGGGCTTTTACTTCGAAGTCTAATAGCACAGGGAGTGCAAGTCATGTCCTACATTGCGCAGGAATTAATAACACGATCGCTTTATCTTTCACAGATTGTAGCGCGTGACTTGCAAACCCCGTCAGCCTCTCAGATTTCAGACGGTCTATTTTTATTAAACGAATTGCTTGATTTTAAATCAACCGATATTCGTTTAATCCCTTATTTTCAAGAATACGACTTTAATACCGTGCAGGGTCAGGAGCTCTATTTTGTTCCGAATCTTTTGTATGTCGATACGATGACTTTTGACTTACAGACGGTTCGCTATTCGTTAACGGAGATGACGCGTTCCCAATACTTTTCGACCCCCAGAGTTGAAGGGATTCAATCTTTACCTTTTTCATATCGTGTTGAACGTAAATTAGATGGTTCTAATGTCTATCTCTATTTCGTACCTAGTCAGGTTTATCTGATTAAGCTTTGGGGTAAGTTTGGTTTAACGGAAGTGGCGTTGAATACAGATATGT